GGTGCCGCGAGCCGCGATGTGGCGCTAGTGACGCAGATTTTTTGAGGTTGCAACCATTGGGAGGTTGCAAAATTGGTTGCAAGTTGCAATAGTGGATTGAACCCCGAAAACGAAGGAAAATCCACACAATGGCCGCTGCAAAACTGGTTAATAAGATTGAGATGTGGAAGGTTGCCGACCTCATCCCAAACCCGAATAACGCCCGCACACACTCACCAGAGCAGGTGGCAGAGATTGCCGCCAGCATCCGGCAATTTGGCTTTGTGATGCCCGTTTTGGTGAGGAGTAACGGTGATTTGGTGGCGGGGCATGGGCGGCGGATGGCGGCCCAACTGGTGGGGTTGGATGAGGTACCAGCGATTGTGGCCGATCACCTCACGGATGATGAGGCGCGGGCCTACACGCTGGCTGATAATAAGATTGCCCTCAATGCGGGCTGGGATAAGGAAACGCTGGCGCGTGAGCTTGAGGCCGTGGATATGGCTGGCCTGCTAGAGTTTACCGGCTTTAGTGATGATGAGATGGATAAGATTTTGGCGGAGGTAGATGCCATGCTCAATGGCAATGACACCGAGGCCGCCGCCAAATCTACCTTGAAGGAAGCGACCTCAGCACGTAAAGATAAACCACAAACCGTTGAAAAGTTCAATGCCAAACCAATAAATATATTTGATGGGCGGGAGGCAGAATGGCGTGGGCGGGTGGAATGGTGGGGGGCCAAGGGTGTTAAAACGCCTGGCGCGTTTGATCCCGTGTTGGCGGAGGTGCTTTACCAATGGTTTTGCCCGGATGGTGGTGTGGTGCTTGACCCCGTAGCGGGGCCGGAGGTGCGTGGCGTGGTGGCGGCGCTCATGGGCCTGCAATACGTTGGGGTTGAGGCGGATAAAGCCCAAGTGGAGGCCAACCGTAAACATTGGCATAGTGAGTGTGAGTTTGCCCGTGTGCTGGGCACGGTGAGGGATAATGATGTGGATAGCGGTAATGTGTGCCTGGTGCCGGTATGGCATACCGGCATGGACGGTGTGGGTAAGTTCAAGGCGGATTTTATCTTAACGGAGGTGCCCGGCACCATCACCGGCATGCAACTAGATGAGATTGCCCAGGCGGTTGAGGAAAAACTGAACATGCACCGCTTTGCCGCGGTGATTGCCCAGGATTGGTTTGATGATCAAGGCCGCATCCATGATATGTGTGCCATGGTTTTGCTGGCATTTAATGGTGAAAATATGCAACTTTTGAATAAAGCCACATATATCCCCACAATTCAAGTGTATGAGGATGAGGAAAGGGCCAAGTTTGCACGCAATCGAACCATGCCGATTGTTACCAAAAACGTGCTTATATTTGCCAAAGGTGACTATAAAAAGGCCGCAAAAATGTGTAGGGAGGCCGCATTTGCGGAATAATACCATAAAATGGCAAAAGAACAACCAATAAGCGTCAACCAGGCCGCAAAACTAATCCCCGTAAGCCATACGGCGGTGCAAAAGGCTATTGCCACCGGGCGTTTGCAAAAATGCGTAGTGATGGAGAATGGTAAACCTAAGATTTTGGCAAGCCTCATCCGGGATGAGTGGATTGCCAACACCGATGGCGTACGTATGGAAGCCAACGGCAAGAACAACCTTGCCGAGCGGGTAGAAGCGGAGGCGGCAAAGGGTAAAGGGCGGCGGCGGGCGGCAGCGGCAGATGATGTGCCAGAGGCACCCAGCAGCGGTGCAACGCCTTCTATTGGGTATTTAGGTGCCGGTGGTAAGAAAAACAAGTTAAATGACGTACGCACGGTTAAAGAGTTTTACAGCGCCCAAACCGCCAAGATTGAATACGAAAAGCTAACCGGCACGGTGATTGAGGCCAAAAAGGTGCAGGATGAAGCGTTTAAGATCGCTAACATGGTGCGTGAGGCCCTTTACAACATCCCGGAGCAAATTGCCTCTAAATTGGCGGTTGAGAGCGATCCCATTGTGATCCACACCATTCTTACCGATGAGATAACCCGCGTGCTTGAGGAATTGGTACACGCCAATGCAAAACAAGGCTAACCCATTGCCCGTGGATAACCCGTACGCACGGGGTTTTTGGGCTGGCCTTAAGCCGGATGCCCCCATAACCGTATCAGAGTGGGCCGATAAATACCGTATGCTCACTGCGGAAACCAGTAGCGCACCTGGGCGCTGGCGCACGGATCGCACCCCGTATTTGCGGGAGATTATGGATTGTTTAAGCCCACGCTCCCGCGTATCCAAAATTGTTTTTATGAAAGGGAGCCAAATTGGCGGCTCCGAAGCCGGTATTAACTGGATTGGCAGCATTATCCACAAAACGCCGGGGCCAACCTTGCTGGTGCAACCAACCCTTGACCTTGCAAAAGACTTTAGCAAGCGCCGGATTGATAAGATGATAAGCGCCACGCCGGAGGTTGCCGAGAAAATCAAGCCCAACCGTGAGCGGGATAGTGGCAACACCATCCTCCAAAAAGAGTTTACGGGCGGATCAATCCGCATGGCCGGTGCCAATTCCGCGGCCTCTCTACGTTCCATGCCGATTAAAAACCTCTTTTTAGATGAGGTTGATGCCTACCCTGGGGACGTTGAGGGGGAGGGCGACCCGGTAGAGCTTGCCACCGCCCGTACCCGTACTTTTGCCCGTAATCGCAAGATATTCCTCAACAGTTCCCCGAAAACGGCGGGCAACAGCCGCATTGAGCAAGCGTATTTAGAGAGTGACCAGCGCAAATACATGGTGCCTTGCCCGCATTGCCGCCACCGGCAAACAATAGTTTGGAGCCGGATTGAGTGGGAGGATGATAAGCCGGAAACCGCCCACATGGTTTGCGAGGCGTGCAAGCAAAAGATTGAGGAACGGTATAAGGATGTAATGCTTGCCCAGGGCGAGTGGGTCGCGCACAACCCGGAGGCCAAAATACGCGGGTACCACCTATCCGCCCTTTACAGCCCTCTTGGCTGGTACAGTTGGGCCGAGGCCGCGGAGCAATTTATTGCCGCCAAAAACGATACCACCCGCCTCAAAACCTTTATCAACACCGTGCTTGGTGAAACGTGGCAGGAAAAGGGCGAGGCCCCGGATTGGGAGCGGTTGTTTAACCAGCGTGAGAGCTATCCAATTGGCGAGATGCCAGAAGGCCCTGTAATCCTCACCGCGGGCGTTGACGTTCAACCAGACCGTATAGAGTACGAAATTACCGGCTGGGGTAAAAATAAAGAAACGTGGAGCATTGATTATGAGAGCATTGTTGGCGATACGGCCCAGGCCGAGGTTTGGGATAAGCTGTTGGATATTCTGTGCAACAAAACCTGGACGGCCAAAAATGGTAGCGTTGTAAATATCTCAATGATGGCCGTGGATACCGGGTATAACACCCAGCGGGTTTATGATTGGATACGCCAAGCCAACGCATCATCCGGGCAAAGGGTTATGGCGGTGAAGGGGCAAAACAATCTTGCCGTTATTTTAGGCCGCTCAAAGGATTTGGATATAAATTACCAGGGCAAAACCATCAAGCGCGGGGTGGCCCTCTGGCCGGTTGGTACCGATAACGCCAAGGCCGAGCTTTACGGGCGGTTGCGCCTGCAAAAAGATGTGGATGGCACGTACCCCATTGGTTATTGCCACTTCCCGGAATATGGCACGGATTACTTTAAGATGCTGACGGCGGAGGAACGCCGTGCCCGCAAAACCAAAGGGTATACCCAATACTTTTGGGAAAAGATACGTGACCGAAACGAGGCACTAGATTGCCGGGTTTACTCACGCGCCGCCGCCGCCCGGCTTGGGGTGGATAACTGGATTGATGAGCATTTTGATTTATGGGCTGGTAAGACGTTGGAAAACGCCCCAACCTCTGCTACTGTGGAGCGGCGTAAAGGCACATGGCTCACCAACCCCCGGAGGCGCTAAGAATGGCATACACTCAACTTGATTTAGACGCTCTTAACAGCGCGATTGCCAGCGGCCACCTTAAGGTTGAGTACGATGGAAAAAAGGTTGAGTTCCGTAGCCTGGCCGATCTCATCAAGATACGGGATATGATTGCGGGAGAGCTTAACCCCGCCGCCGCCGTTACCGTTGCCCAACGGCAAGTTTACCCAACATTTAACAAAGGGCTTAAATAATGGCTGCCAATTTTCTTGATAAAATAATTGCCGTGGTGGCCCCCGCCACCGCCCTTGAGCGTGCCCGCTACCGTACCGCCTTTGAGATGATCAGCGACACCAAAAAGCGCGGCGCTTATGAGGGTGCCAGCAAGGGCCGCCGTACCGATGGGTGGCGGGCGCTGGGTGTGAGTGGGCGTACGGAGAGTGAGCACGGGCTTAAAATCCTCCGCAACCGTAGCCGTGACCTAGTACGCAATAACCCCTACGCCAAACGAGCGCAAAGCGTGTACGCGGCCAACATTGTTGGTACGGGGATTGTGCCAACACCTAATTTTAACGGCAAAAGCGATAGCGCCAAGGCCCGCCGTATTGCGGCCCTTTGGAAAAAGTGGGCCGATACCAAAAAGTGTGATGTGGATGGCAAATTGACCTTTGGGGCGATGCAAGCCCTCATTATGAAAGAGGTGCCCACCAGCGGAGAGATTTTAGTGCGCCGTAAGTGGCGAAAAAACAACAAAGGATTGCCGGTGCCGCTGCAACTGCAAATCCTGGATGCTGATTTTATTGATACCTCAAAGGATACGGTTGCGGATGCCAACGGTGCGGTGACGGTGCAGGGTATTGTTTATGATGCTGAAGGCCAGCGCACCGGGTATTGGCTTTATGAGCAGCACCCGAATGATGCCAAGGTAGGTGGTGTAAAAAGCAACCTGGTACCGGCAGAGGATGTTTTGCATGTGTATGATGTTGGCCGCGCCGGGCAAGTGCGCGGTATTCCGTGGTTTGCGCCGGTTATCCTCCGCCTCCGTGATTATGATGAGTATGAGGATGCCCAGCTTGTGCGCCAAAAGATTGCGGCGTGCTTTACGGCGTTTGTAACGGATGTGGATGCTAATACCCCATCCAATCCAACCAGCCAGTCCACCAATAAGGTAGCGGAGCAAATTGAGCCGGGCCTTGTTGAATTGCTGCCGCCTGGGCGTGATGTAAAGTTTGCCAACCCTCCCGGTGTTGACGGTTACGCGGATTATTCCAATGTGACCCTCCACGCCATTGCCGCTGGCCTCAACATCCCTTATGAGGCCCTTGCCCAAGATTTGAGCAAGGTTAATTTTAGCAGCGGGCGCATGGGATGGCTTGAGTTCCAACGGCAAATTGAAAACTGGCGCTGGCATATGGTTGTGCCGGATTTATGTATGCCAGTGTTTGAGTGGTTTTTGGAAGCCGCCGAGATGGCCGGTGAAAATATCAAAGGTATTGATGCGGATTGGACGGCACCGCGCCGCGAGATGATCAACCCGGAGGCCGAAACCCGCGCCATGGTGATTGGCGTACGGGCCGGTTTGCTCTCCCAGCCGGAGGCGATACGCCAGCTTGGCGATGATCCAGAGAAGGTATTGGCAGAGATAGCAGAGTTTGCTAAAAAGCTAGACACCGATGGATTGGTGTTGGATACTGACCCACGTAAGACCACCCAGGCTGGTTTGTTACAACAAACTGGTAAGGGCCAACAGGCCGCCGATAAAACAAAGTAGACGGAGGAATAAATGACCGCCCCCCACTCCCACCAAGCGGCATCCGCTACCCGCATGGTTAACATGCTGCCGGTAAAGCTGGAAGCCCGCGCCCAGCCGGAAACCTACAACCCCGAAAAACGCACCGTTGATGTGACTTTTAGCGCCGGAGCGCGTGTTTTGCGTTGGAGTTGGGATGTTGGTGGCTACTACTATGAGCAACTTAGTATGGAGCCTAAAGCTATCCGCATGGATCGCCTTAAGAGTGGTAAAGCCCCCGTGCTTGACACGCACGCCTCATATGAGCTTTCAAACCAAATTGGTGTTGTGGATAGCGCGGAGATTGAGGCAGGTGGCTTGGGCCGCGCAACTCTCCGTTTTTCCTCCCGTGATGATATTGCCGGAATTATCCGCGATATTCAGGACGGCATCATTTGCAATGTGAGCGTTGGCTACCGTACCCACGCCATGGAATTGTATGAGCAAGGCACGGATGGCGCTTACCCCGTTTACATGGTAACAGATTGGGAACCCAGCGAGATCAGCATGGTACCAATCCCCGCGGATGCAGAGGCAGGCACCCGCGATGCCGGTAAAAACGCTAATCCCTGCCAAATTACTACCACCAAACCCAAAGGAGATACCACCATGGATGAAGCAGAAAAGGCCCGTTTGGCGGCGCTGGAAGCAGATAAAGCCAACACGGCTAACGCTGCATCCGCCGAAGAAACCCGCAAGGCCGCAATTACCGCCGAGCGCACCCGCGCCGCAGATATTAACAACCTTTGCGAAAAGCACGGTATGGATGCCGAGTTTAAGCGCAAGGCTATTGAGGAAGGCACCAGCGCCGAAGCCGTGCGCTCCGCAATCCTGGATAAGCTGGCCGAAAAATCCAGCACCACTGATACCCGTAGCCACACCCGCATTGAGGTTGGCCCGGACGTGCTGGAAAAGCGTGCGGATAACATGGTGCAGGCGATTATGCACCGCGTTGACCCGGTTGCTTTCAAGCTGGAAGGCGATGCCCGCGAGTTTGGCGGGATGAACCTGATGGATATGGCCCGTGACTACGTGGAAAACGTGCTGAAAAAGTCCACCCGTGGCCTCTCCCGCAACAAAATTGCGATGATGGCGATGGTACACAATTCCGAGCGTGCCGGTGGCTCCCACACCACCAGCGACTTTGCCAACATCCTGGCCGCGGTTGCCAATAAGACCCTCCGCGCCAAGTACGATGTTGCCCCACAAACGTACAAGCCGTTTACCCGCATCACCACCACGCCGGATTACAAGCTCATCAACCGTATGCAGCTTGGTGAAGCCCCCGTGCTGTTGCCGGTGAATGAAGCCGGTGAGTACCAGTACGGTACCATCAAGGATGGCAAGGAAGTCTACCAGGTTGCCAAATACGGGCGCATTGTGCGCGTTACCGATGAGGTGATCATCAATGACGACCTTGACGCCCTCACCCGCATCCCGGAAGCCTTTGGCGACCAAGCCGCCCTGTTGCTCAACCGCCTGGTTTGGAACCAGATCATTACCAACCCCACCATGGGCGATGGTACGGCTCTTTTCCACGCTAACCACGGAAACCTTGTGACCGGCGCCGGTAGCGCCTTGAGCGCAAGTGACCTTAGCGGCCTCAACCAAATGCGTAAGCTCATGCGTATGCAGCTTGGCGTTGATGGTGTCACCCCGCTCAACCTCACCCTGGGCAGCGTGGCCGTTCCGCCTTCCCTGGAAACGGAAGCCGAAAAGATCATCAAGCCGATTGCCCCCACGCAAGCTGGCAACGTCAACCCATACGCTGGCAAGCTGGGCCTCATTGTGGAGCCGTTGCTTGAGGGCGTCACCAACGGTGACAAGATGTGGTACGGCTTTGCCGATGGCCGCATTGACCGCGTTGAGCTGGCCTTCCTGGAAGGTACTGGCGCTGGCCCGGTTATTGAAACCAAAAACGGCTGGGAAGTGGATGGCGTTGAGATCAAGTGCAAAGTTGTTGCAGGCGCCAAAACCATTGACAGCAAGGGTATGGCCCGCGCCAACGGCCAGTAAGCCTAACCGCTGGTTGACAAGGGGAGCCGCCCGGATCCCCACCAACTAACCGGGCAAACAACAAATCACAAGGGAGAAATCCGAAAATGAAAAACTTTGTACAAAAAGGCAATACCGTCACCCTCGCCGCCCCTTACGCCGTTACCAGCGGCCAAGGGCTGAAAGTTGGCAACCTGTTTGGTGTTGCCAGCGCCGATGCGCTGATTAACGCGCCGGTTGAAACCCAGCTTGTTGGCGTGGTTGACCTGCCCAAGAAAACCGGCGCGGGTGAGAGCTACACCCAAGGTTCACCGGTGTATTGGGATGATAGCACCAAAAATTGCACCACCACCGTTGGCAGCAACAAGCTGATTGGTGCCGCCACCGTTGCCGTCACCACCTCTGGTACGATTGTGCGCGTACGCCTGAACGGTGTGGCCTAATCGCCATGGTTAACAATTGGCCGGGCGCCGTCAACCGGGTGCTGGGTGCAGCTAATACCCATTTTGGGGAAGCTATCACCTACACACCCGCGGCGGCCCCGGCCAATTTTGTTGCCATGGAAGGGGTGTTTAATGAGGTATGGCGTCAAGTTGAGCCGGATGGTGCGATTGTAAGCACCAATCAACCCAACATTGGCGTACGCCTTATTGATTTTCCGGCTGAAAAGCCGATTGATGGCGATGCCTTCATCATCCGCGGGCGCACGTACAAGGTGGTTGACCCGCAAGATGATGGCGAAGGCGGCCTTAAGATTTTGCTGCATTTGGTTGAGGAAGCCGAGTAAATGAGCCTTGCCCGTAAAAACATCCGCACGCACCTACAAAACATGCTCATTGCAGCGGTGCCGGAGGTTAATGGCCGTGTATTCCCCAGCCGTGCCGCGCCGATTGATGATAAAAACCTCCCATCCATTCTGATTTACACCCGGAGCGAGAGCGCGGAGCTTTTTAGCGATGCACCCAAGCAATATCTCAAAAAGGCCCGCACCCAAATTGAGATTGTGGCAAAGGGTGATGAAACCGTTGATGATACCTTGGATGAGATAGCGGAAAAGGTATTTAAGGCGATTGTGGCAAACCCCAAGCTGGGTGTTATTGCTGGCGGTACCGCCGCAACCGGCAATGTCACCATCTCTGGTAATGCTTCAACGGTGGTACCCGTAAACACCATCCTTATCCGTGCAGACGATGGTGCTGAATATAAGACAATAACCGCGGCAACCCTTTCCGGCTCACCGGCAACGGACACCGTAGGCGTTGTGCAAACTACTTTAACTAGCCGCATCGGTAACTGTGATGCCGGGAATATACTGACGCTTAAAACGCCGATTGTGGGCGTATCCGGCGTGGTGGTTGCCAACGGCGGCCTTTCTGGCGGTGTAGCCGGTGAAGTTATGGAAGCCGCGGCAGATAGCGTTTACACAGAGAGCAGCATGGATATAAGCGCGGAAGGCTCTACCCACATAGGGGCGTGTGGTGTAACCTTTGAGATTGAGTATTATGAGGATGGCCCCGGCGACCTTTCCGCCAATTACCCGCCGCTAGTTACTGCCCAGGCCGGTTGGGATTTGGCACCACCTGACGGCACGTTAGAGGCCGAGGATACGATTAAGTTTGAGCAACCATAGTAGGAGATACACATGGAAACCATCAAAATTAAGGCAGCGGAGGGCAAACATGTGCGTGACCCCTTCACCAAACAGGTGCTTGGCTTTGAGCCTATTGTTGTTGAAAAAACATCCTACTGGTACCGGCGCATACTTGATGGCTCCGTGATTTTAGTAGATGATGCAGTTACCAAAGCGCCTGCAAAGGCACCCTCAACCCCCAAGGGAGATAAGTAAATGACCATCAGCTTTAACGGCATCCCCAGCACGCTCCGCGTTCCGTTTGTGTACGCCGAGTTTGATAGCACCAATGCCCAACAGGGCCTTGATACCCTGCCGTACAAGGTTTTGCTTATCGGGCAAAAAACCAGCGCCGGTAGCAAGGCCGCCGTTGGTAGCGGAACCGGCCAAGCCTGGCGTGTTACCAGCGCCGCTCAAGCCGCACAATTCTTTGGTGCCGGTAGCCAACTGGCCCTCATGGCCGCGGCCTACTTTGCCAACAACCAGGTAACTGAAGTGCATGGGATCGCCGTGGCGGAACCCTCTGGCGGCGCCGCCGCCACCGGCACCGTTGCCATTACTGGCACGGCTTCCGCCGCTGGTACGCTGGCCCTGTATATTGGTGGGCAAGTTGTGCAAGTTGGCGTTGCCGCCGCTGCCACCGCCGCCAACGTGGCAACCGCGCTCAACACCGCGATCAACGCCCTTATATCCCTGCCGGTCACTTCCACCGTATCCACCGGAACCGTAACCCTTACCGCCAAAAATACCGGCGTTATCGGCAACAGCCTGGATGTGCGCCTTAACTTTTCCGATGGTGACGCTACCCCGGCTGGCCTTACCGTCACCGTTACGGCCCCGGCCAGCGGCAGCGGTGCGGTTGACCTTACCAACGTGTGGGCCACCATTGAGGATGATCAGTACAACATCATGGCGATGCCGTACATTGATGCCACCAGCCTCACCAGCGCCGAAACGGAGCTTGAAACTCGTTGGGGGCCGCTCCGCCAGCAAGAGGGAATCATGTTTGTTGCCAGCCCCGGCGATCTCTCCACCGTTACCACGCTGGGCCTCTCCCGCAATTCCAAGCAAGTATCTATTATGACTTGCTTTGGCTCCCCTTCCACCCAGCATGAATGGGCGGCGGCGGTGGCGGGTGTGGTTGCCCTCAACGGCAACATTGACCCGGCCCGCCCGTTCCAGACGCTGCCGGTGGTTGGTGTGAAAACCCCGCCCAAGGTAAGCCGCTTTACCCCCACAGAGCGTGACATTATGTTGCATGATGGCATCTCAACCCATGTGGTAGCTGCTGGCGGCGTGGTGCAGATTGAGCGTATGATCACCACGTACCAGGTTAACGGCTTTGGTGCCCCGGATATTGCGTACCTGGATGTAAACACCCCGCTCACGCTGGGCTACCTACGCGCCAGCTTCCGCAATAACTTGCTCCGCAAGTTCCCGCGTTCCAAACTGGCCGATGATGGCACGCAATACGGCCCCGGCCAGGCGATTGTAACCCCCAAGGTTATCAAGGCCGAATGTATCGCCATTTTCCGCCAATGGGAGGATGCCGGGCTTGTTGAGGGCATTGATCAGTTTGTGCGTGATTTGATTGTGGAGCGCAACACCAGCGATCCCAACCGCGTTGACATTCTGTTGCCGCCCAACCTGGTTAACCAACTGCGCGTTACGGCGGTTAAAATCGGCTTTCTGCTTTAAGCGGAAACCGGCGAAAAACAAACCAAATAGGAGCATCCACCAATGGCCCAACAACGCCGCCTCGCCGGAACCCTTTATTTTAAGGTTGACGGCAAACAGTATCCCGCAAAGGGCAACTTCACCTATAACCTGGGCGCTCCCAAGCGTGAGGGTATGGTTGGGGTTGACGCCGTGCACGGCTACACCGAAAAGCCGCAACTCCCCTTTATTGAGGGCGAGATCACAGATACCTACGAAGCCCCGCTTAAGGATTTGCTCAACAGCGTTAGTGGCACCGTTACCCTTGAGCTTGCCAACGGCAAGGTAATTGCTCTGCAAGAGGCGTGGTATGCCCACGATGGTACGGTGGAAACCGAAACCGCCAAGGTGCCGGTGCGCTTTGAGGGCATCCGCGCTGACGAAATTGCCTAAACCGCAATACCAAAACGAAAACAACAGAAAGGCCAAACCCATGAGCCAAACCACCCAAGAAAACACCCGCGAACCCGTAAAGTACGCGCTCAAATATCCCGTTACCGTTGGTACCGAGAAAATCACAGAGCTTACCTTGCGCCGCCCAACCGTGAAGGAATTGCGCCAATCTGGCGGCGGTAACGCCCTGGCCGCATCCTTTGAGTTGGTTGCCCGGCTGGCGGATGTACCACTTTCCACGATTGATCAACTTGATGGTGCTGACGGTGTGGCAGTTTTGGAGATTGTGGAGGATTTTTTGCCGAGTTCCCGCAAGACTGGCTCCGCTGCCTAACAACATTTGCTGTTGTTTGCCATTGGCCGCCGTCAGAGTTGAATATGCTCACGGCGGCTGATATTTATATGTGGATGGAAGAAATTGAGAAGGTAGCCCCCAAAGATGGCAGTTAAGCAATTCCCGTTAAGCGTGGTGATCCAGGCGGTGGATCAAATCACCGCGCCGATGCGGCGGATTAACCGTGCCATAACGGATACCTTCAAACCAATTACCGTGCTGGGGCAATCTCTCAACCGGCTGGGCCAAGAGAGCGGCATTACCCGTATCTCCCGCGGGCTTGGTGAGGCGCGGGATCACCTTAACTCCGCATCCAGCGCCGCCGCCAGCTTCCGCAACAATTTGCTCATGGTGGGTGGAGCGGTTGGTGGGCTGGCCTACGTTTTCCAAAGCCAGTTTATAGGCACGGCGGATACGTTTGAGCGGCTACGCTTGAGCCTTGACGCCATTGAGGGCAGCGCCGAGGCCGGAGGCAAGAGCATGGCCTTTATCATGGATAAAGCCATGAAAACGCCTTACAGCACGGAGGAAATTGCCAAAACATTCCGTATCATGCGCGGTTTTGGCCTTGATCCAACTAACGGCTCAATCCAATCCATTGTTGACCAGGTGGCGAAGCTGGGGGGCCGTGGTGATGATCTTACGGGGATTGCCTTGCAATTGGGGCAGGCGTGGAGCAAGGCCCGGTTACAAGCCCAGGATGCCAACATTATGATTGAGCGCGGTGTGCCGGTGTGGGGTATGCTGCAACGTGCCGCAAAGCGCATGGGGCAGGATATACCCGTGGCAAAGCTCCGTGAGATGAGCGAAAAAGGCCAGCTTGGGCAAAAGGCCATTAAATTGCTCATTGAGCAAATGGGGATTGAGAGTAAGGGTGCCGCGGATAGCATGATGAAAACGTGGAGCGGCATGATGAGCAACATTGGCGACTGGTGGGAGCGTTTTAAGCTGATGGTGATGGCAAGCGGGCCGTTTGAGTGGCTTAAGAGCAAGCTACAAGCCTTGTTGGATACGGTTGACCGCATGGCGGCGGATGGTAGCTTGCAAAAGCTGGCGGAGGATGTTGGCGGCAGGCTGGTGGAGGCGTTTAAGCAACTCTACGCCTTTGGGCGGGATGCCATTGTTGTTTTGCGTACGATGTACGCGCCGGTTAAGGCTCTGCATGATATTTTTGGAAGCTGGAAACCGTTGCTTTATGCCGTGGGTATTTTCCTGGGCGCCCCGCTTGTTACCGCCATTTATGGCATTGCGGCCGCAATTGGAACCCTCACTATTGCCATGCTTGCCAACCCCATTGGATTGTTTGTGGCGGCGGTTGCCGCCGCCGCTGGGGTGATTTACGGCCTTGGCGCCGCCCTCGCCTGGGTGGTTAACAAGGTGATTGATAATTGGGATGCCATTGTGACGGCCACCAAGAGTTTTGCAAAATCCATGATGGATATTTTGGGGCCGATCATGCAAAAAATATCCTGGATACTTAGCCCCGGTGCCGCTATCGGATCGGCCTTGGGCCGGGCCTTGGGATCGGCAGCGCAAGCAACCCCTGCCGCCTCTGGCGCCCCAGCCGGTGCCCCAGCTTCCAACGGTGCCGCATTTGGCTTGCTTCAAACCACCCAAACCAACAATGCTGGTGTAACGGTTGATTTTAACGGCCTGCCTGCCGGTGCCCGCGTCAACGCCAATCCTGGCCGCGTACCGCTGGCGCTTAACCTTGGGTATGGAATGGGAGGCTAAACATCATGACATGGCGCGACAATCTCCAACCGGCCAGCTTCCGCGGTGTGCCGTTTTTTGTGGATGATGCGGATACGGGCGGCGGGCGCCGCGTGGCCGTGCATGAGTACATTGATGCCCCGGATGGTACGGGCCGTACCACGCCTTTCCCGGAGGATTTGGGTACCGCCGCCAAAACGTACAGCATACGCGGGTATGTGCTTGGCGCGGAGTATATGGCGGCGCGTGATGCGCTTTTTGACGCTCTTAATACCCGTGGCCCAGGAAAACTGGTACACCCGTTTTTGGGTGCGCTGGATGTGCAAGGCCAACTTGCCTCATTTTCAGAAACTATGGCCGAGGGTGGCAAGGCCACCTTTACAATGAACTTTGTGGAGGCGGGGCGGCAGCAATTCCCAACTTCCGCAGTTGATCGCCTGTTTAACGTGGATGCCGCCGCGTACGGCGTTGCCGGTGCGGCCATAACTGACTTTTTGGATAAGTTTAAGGTGGATGGACTGCCGGAGTTTGTGCGTGATGTGGCACGGGCTGATATGGCCTCAATTTCTAAAACCCTCATTGGCATTGACATGCCGGGGGCGGCAAAGGATTTGTTGAGTGAGTACGTGCAAGCGGCCAACTCTCTCATCACCAACGCGGATAGGCTTTTGAGTGAGCCGGGCACCATGGCCGGGCAAATCACCGGCCTCATCCAGCAATTGCGCGGCATTATGGATAGCAGCGGCAACGGGGAGCAGGCCAGCGCCTTTAACAGCATCACCAAGTTTACCAGCACCACCAAGCCCATCACCACCACCCCCAGCCAAGCGCAAGCCTATACCAACGGGCAAGCATTTGTTAACCTGGTGCGGGATACGGCGATTAGTGAGCAGGCCAGCGCAGCCATACGCGGCGAATATGAGAGCTATGATGAGGCAGTTGAGGCAAGGGATACCACCCTCACCCAAATTGACGCCCAGGCCGATACGGCGGCGGATGCGGTGTATGTGGCGTATCAGGCGCTACGCTCCCAGGTGGTGACGGCCTTGCCGGAGGATGGGGAGGATTTGCCCCGCCTTTCCACCATCCGCCTGCCGGAGAGTGAGCCAGCCGTGGTGCTGGCATATGGCCTGTATGATGATACCAGCCGTGATGGCGAGATTGTGAGCCGCAACCAAATCCGGCACCCCGGCTTTGTGCCATCCAACCGGGATTTGCAGGTGTTGAGCAATGGATAATGTTGAGCGCGGCATCCTGGGCCTTAAGATAGGCGGTAAAATCCTTACCGTATGGGAGGATGTAACGGTACAAAAGAGCATTGAAACCGCCGCGGGCGGGTTTAGCGTATCCGTGAGCGATGTAGAGGATTGGCCGATTAACCCCAATGATGCCTGCGTGGTGACGCTTGACGGGGAAACGGTGATTACAGGGTATGTGGATACCGTGGATATGGAAAAACAGCCTGGCAACCACACCATCACCGTAAGTGGCCGTGACCGCGCCGGGGATTTGATTGATTGCAGCGTGGTACACAAGGGCAATGAGATTGTGGGCCAGGGGCTTTTGCAGGTGGCAAAAACCTTGTGTGATCCGTTCAACATCAAGGTAACGGCCACGGCTTCAACCGGCGCCGCCTTTCCCAAGGTGGCGATCCTGCCGAGTGAGAGCGTGTGGCAATGCCTGGAACGGCTGGCCCGCCAGCGCGGCATGTTGCTGGTGAGTGACGGCCAAGGTGGTATTGTCTTTATGCAACCAAACCGCACCCATTCCGGCGCGGCTTTAGTGGAGGGTAAAAACATCCTTTCCGCCCGTGCCACCTTTGATACGCAAGAGCGGTTTAGTGATTACTATGTGAAGGGCCAAACCGTAGGCACGGATGATACATTTGGCGCCAGCGCCGCCCAAATACAAGCCCGCGCCAAGGATATAGGCATAACCCGGCACCGGCCCCTCATCATCATATCCGAAACCAACACCAGCGCCGCCGAGGCTCAAACCCGCGCCAACTTTGAGGCCACCACCCGCGCCGCCCGTTCCGGCAAGGTGGAGGTGACGGTGCAAGGATGGCAGAGGGATGATAACGGAACGCTATGGGCACCCAACCAGCTTGTAACCTGCAAAATACCCGGCCTCCGCGTGGATGGTGATATGCTGATAAGCGGGGTGAATTACCGCAAATCCGCTTCCAGCGGCACCACGGCTGTTTTGAAACTGGCCCGCCCGGATGCGTTTATGGTGGCAGCCGTCACCAAGAAAAAAGATAAAACGGGCGGTAAGGATAGCTCTTATGCGGATATATTTGGATAAGGCCATGAAAGACCCACACCAGCTTTACAACCTCTTTACCGGCCTCAAGGCACGGGTAATGCTCACTGTGGCCCGCGCCGTGGTGGGCTTGGTGGATGATGCCAAAAAGCTCCAAAGTATCCAGGTAGGCATGTTGACCGATGAGAGCCGGGATAATGTGGAGCGTTTTCAGGAATACGGAATTACCAGCGTGCCGCACCCCGGCGCGGAGGCCGTGGTGGTACATGTGGGCGGGAACCGTGAGCATGGGTTGGTGATTGCGGTGGATGATCGCCGTTACCGGGTTAAGGGGCTGGCGGCTGGAGAGGTGTGCATTTACTCCGATGAGGGTGATAAGGTGCATTTTAAGCGTGGCAAGGTGGTGGAGATTACCACCAACACCCTCACCGTCAACGCGGCCACGGCAATCAACCTCAACTCCCCGGTGATTACTGCCACCGCGGGTACCAAGATTGACCTCATAACGCCGATGGTAACGGCTTTGGAGGATGTGCGTGCTGGTGGCGATATTACCGATACATACGGAGCAAATACCCGTACCATGGCTGGTATGCGTACCATCTATAACACGCACACCCACAATGAGAATGACAACCACCCGGCACCTACCAATGTGCCAAACCAGTTAATGACGTAGGAGCCGCACCATGCCTGATTTAATGCTCAATTTGGACGGCAAGGCGCTGGTGAGTGATCTTGGCATCGCCAACGGTGATTTGCAGGTGGATGATGGCTTGCAAACGGCGGTGATTATGAGCCTGTTTTGCAATGCGCGGGCAGAGGATACGGATATTTTGCCGGATGGTGAAACCTCCCGCCGCGGGTATTGGGCGGATACGCCGGATGATCGCATGGGCAGCAAATTGTGGTTGCTGGGCCGTGAAAAGATGTTGCCAGCCGTTGCCGCCCGCGCCCGCCAGTATGTGCAAGAGGCATTGGCCTGGATGGTAAATACCGGCGTTGCCGCCACCGTGGAGGTAGAAACGGAATTGCAACAGCCCAACATGCTTAAAATTGGGATTACCATAACCCGCGGCACAAACCGGGATTATGATTACCTTTGGCTGGGGCTGGCAAAACAGGCCAACCATGTTGCCGCGCTGGTGCCGGTGCCCTCTGCCTCCGTTTACCGCCCAACCTTTAGCCTTAATTTTGCCACTGGGCAGTATGAATTGATAACGTAAAAGGTTAGTATCCACCCATGCCGCTCAATCGACCCACCCTCACCGAATTAAAAGCCCGCACCGCCGCGGATATGCAAAGCCGCCTCAATCTTGGCCCCTTACTTCCACGCATGGTGGCAAAGGTGTTGAGTGAGCTTATTGCCGGTGCCGCTCACCAGCTTTACGGCTACATTGATTGGGCGAGTAAACAGCTTTTCCCCGATACGGCGGAAAAAGAGTTTTTGTTGCGCTGGGCAAGCATTTTTGGCATCTCCCGCATTGCAGCATCTTTTGCCACCGGCAACGTGACCTTTACCGGCGTGGCCTCAATCTTTATCCCAAAAAACACCGTTTTGCAGCGTAGCGATGGGCTGACGTTCCAAACTGTAAATGATGCCATTATTGGCGGCGGTGGCTCAACCACCACGCAAGTAAACGCGATGACAGCGGGGATGGCTTCCAACACGGTTGAGGCCGTGGTGCTTACGATGGTAAGCCCCATCCAGGGCGTTACCTCTACCGTGGCGGTTGCCTCTGGCGGCATTGCCGGTGGGATTGATGAGGAAAGTGATACCAGCTTACGCGCCCGCTTGCTCACCCGGATTAAAACGCCACCGCAAGGCGGCGCCGCAAGTGATTATGTGGCGTGGGCCTTGAGCGTTGCCGGAGTTACCCGCGCCTGGTGTTACCCGGAATACCTTGGCGCCGGTACCGTGGGCGTGGCCTTTGTTACGGATGATGTGGATGGCGGCCCCATTCCAACCTCCCCGAAAGTTGCCGAGGTGCAAGCCTACATTGAGGAGCGCCGCCCCGTCACCGCGGATGTAACCGTGTTTGCGCCGGTTGCCCTTGATCTTGACCTCAACATAACCATTAGCCCCAGCACCACCGCCGTTAAGGCAGCCGTGACGGCGGAGATTGTGGCGCTCTTGCGGCGGGAGGCGGTACCTGGCGGCACGTTGTTTGTATCCAAAATCCGTGAAGCCATAAGCATTGCCGCTGGCGAAAACAACAACATCCTCAACTCCCCCACGGCTGACGTTGTGGCGGATACGGGTGAGCTTTTGGTGCTTGGCACCATTACGTGGGCTTAAGCCATGGCCGATCAGCCCGCCTACCTCCAATTGCTGCAAAAGTTGCTCCCGCCTGGTGGCGCGTTCAACCGTGAAAATAACACCACCTTGGCGGCTGTGCTGGATGCGTTTGCGGATGAGTTTAGCCGCGTTGATGCCCGCGTGTTGGCGTTGTTGAATGATGCTGACCCGCGGCAGGCAAGTGAGCTTTTAACCGATTGGGAGCGCGTTACCGGCCTGCCGGATGATTGTGCCGGTGATATGGATACGGTAGAGGCCCGGCGTAAGGCCGTGGCTCAACGGCTGGGAAACCTTGGCGGCCAAACGGTGGCCTATTTTGTGAACCTTGCCGCCCAGGCAGGTTTTACCGTCACCATATCCGAGTTTAAGCGTTTTCAAGCCGGATCGGATGCGGGCGACCCGCTTACAAACAATGATTGGCAACACACCTTTCGCGTAAATGCACCGGCAGAAACAGTGCGTACATTCAAAGCTGGTAGCCGGGCCGGTGAACCCCTTGCCTCATGGGGCAATGATGCCTTAGAGTGTGCCATAAACCGTGTAAAGCCAGCACATACTGTGGTACAGTTTGCGTACGGCAGTTAATAAAACCATAGGAGGTACCTCGCCATGTTCCGCATTGATAGCCCAGGCGCAACCGTAGATAACAAGTTTACCAATGGAAACCCGGCGCTGGGTATCCCCGCAACCGATGTGAGCGATGAGTGGCTTAACTCAATTCAAGAGGAATTAGCATATACCATTGAGCAATCAGGCATCACGCTCAACAAAGCCTCCACCACCCAGCTTAACGCCGCCCTCAACAGCCGCATTGTAGCCGCACAATCCATTGCCCGCTACATCTACAAGTTTAACGGTACTGGCTCCCAAACGGCATTTACCCTTGGCGTATCCGCCCCATCTACCCTCGCGGTAGCGGTGTGGGTTGGTGGTACCAGTAAAATCCCCACCGTGGATTACACGGTAAGCGGCCAAACCATCACCTTTACCAGCGCCCCCGCCAGCGGCACGGATAACATTGTGGTGACGGTTGAAGGCTCTGCCCAGGAAGTAGTAAGCCAATTCAGCACTGGCATGTACATGGCCTATGCAGCCGCAACGGCACCGGCAGGCTGGTTGCTCTGTGATGGTTCCGCGGTAAGCCGCACCACTTACGGAAACTTATTTGCTCTTATTGGTACTTCATACGGTAGCGGTAACGGTACCACCACCTTTAACGTGCCCGACCTCCGCGGGCGTGCGCTGTTTGGTATGGATAACTTGGGAGGATCGGCGGCCAACCGTATCACCACCCTCACCACCTACGCCGATAGCATCAACGGGCGTGGCGGTGCTGCAACCGTGACACCAACCGGCACCGTTGGGGATACTACTCTCACGCTTGACCAAATACCAAGTCACAGCCATAGCTCTATTATTATGCAAACAAGCGGTGGTAATCTTCTGGCATACTATTCCGGTAGCACGACTATTCTTGGGAATGGATCAACGGGTAGTGTTGGTGGAGGTCAATCACACACACATACATTATCTATCAACGCAATTAGCGTATTGCCACCGTACATGGGCGCAGCTATGCTAATAAAAACCTAAAGAAGAAAGGTGATGATAATGGCAAACCAAATTAAATCACATCCTGACGGAAACATTTATATCACCAACGGCATTAAAAAATATGTTGAAAGCTCTGCTAACTTTGCAGCAGATATGCAGACGTTGAACAAATCAAATCCCCAATCTGAACGTACAGGTGCATGGCAATATGATGTAGTTAGCTCCAATGATGGTAATTTTTCAACCATCACGGATACTGGAGAGCACAACGCTAAAATTGCTGATCGTTGGATCAACGCCGAGCGGGCAATATCGGCTATTGATGAGTTACTTGCCTTGCAGGCAGAGCGGCTTGCAGCCCAATCCCAACCACAATTATAGGAGTTACACATTATGAGCAGCAACCGCCTTACCAATTTGATGCCGGATAAAGCACCTACTGCCGCCGTGGCCCAGGCTGGCCCATTTCGCGCTATGTTTGCCATTGGTAGCAATGACCGCCGTACGGGGGTTTTTGTGAGTGGCCTCACCAGCGGCCAAACCGTGCCGGTTAAGGTGGTGATCAATCCCAATATGGATGATTTTTCAGACCCCACCAGCATCCAAACCGCCGATATGATGCAGGTGCGGAGTGATGGCATTGATATTGCGTTTACGCCGGATGATAACCTTAAGGCATTTGAAGTGCCGGGCGTGTACGTTTTGGATGTGCCGAGCGGTGCCACGGTAACTGTTGGCGCCTTTAAGTAAGGTAACACCATAATGTTACTCACAAGAGCAATTTACCCCGCCTTCCGCCGCCGCGATAAATCGGCATTTGGCACTATGGATGGCGATGGATTAAGGGGAGGTATAGGTATGCAATTCTTTAGCGCCACGCAATTGCCGGAGCAAGTTACCTTTACGCGCCCCTCAATCCGCACCCGGCTTAACAGCACGGGGCAAATGGTAACGCTCTCCAACAATCAACCAGGCTTCCAACACAGCCGGGATAGCCTTTTGGAGCGCCTTGGGCTGGCTATTGAGCCTGCAAGCACCAACCTTATCCTTAGCAGCCAACAAATGCTCACCAGCACGGATGGTTGGGGCGTCAACAACTCCGCCACAATCACGCCCAATGCTTCCACATTTTATGGTTTGAACGTATCCCGCGTTGAGCGCGTCACTACTAGCGATAACAATGTTATTGGGGCGAAAGCTACTATCCCGATCTCTGGCTTGGCTGTTGGTACTACCATCAACATCTCCGTGTTTGTAAAAAACAACGGTGGTATTGGAAGCTGCCGCCTGTATGTATCCGAGAACACCACGGGCGGATCACCGGCAAGCCAAACCGGCAACCGGCGCTTTGACCTTACCAACGATATTACCCGGTACGTGCTGCCCTATACCATTCAAACCGCGGGCCGTGATAGCCTCACCGTGTACCTTGCATCCACGCAAACCGGCAGCAGCCCATATGATTTTTATTGCGGCCTCTGGCAAGTTGAGGTTGGGCCTGCCGCCACAAGCTATATCCCCACCGCTGGCGCCTCCGTCACCCGCCAGCCGGATACGGCCATTGTGCCTACAATCGCCCCTTGGTTTTACCCGATTGGTACCACGTTTGCTGATTTTATCCTCACCGGCCTCCCGGCCAGCGGTGCGGTTGCTCCCATTGTCACCTTTGATGATGATAGCGAACTCAAAACCATTGGCCTGCAAGTGACCTCTGCCGGGGTGCTGCAAGGCGTTGTAACCAGCGGCGGCAGCACCGTAACGGTAGATGCCGGTATTGTGAATATCGGCCACAATTTTATCAACCGTGCGGCCTTTACGTTTAGCGGCGGCACGCTCACGGTTAAGTTGAATGAGGGCGGGCCATTATCGCAAGCCGTAACTTTCCCCACCGGCCTCACCAAAATGCGGCTTGGCACCAACAAGGCTGCGGCGTACATGCAAGGCATCTTGCGAGATATTGAGTATTGGCCCACGGTGATCACGTCAACCAGCCTGGCGAGTATGACAAACCGCGATTACCAGGTTAATTATGAGTTGGATTTTGTGGGCAATTCCTACAAACTTTGGGAAGGGAGCTATTAAAATGGGCCAATTTGTCAACCAAGAATTAAATGCGTTTGTTAAATCCATGCGCTCTACCACAACGGTTAATTTTAACTCTGCTGGGGTGCTTACCTCTGTACCAGCCTTCACGCACGCCGTTGACCATAACCCAGCAACCCTTGTGCCGGAAGGCATACAGCTTTGGGAAAACCGCACCAATCTTTTACTTTACTCACATGATTTTACCAATGCTGCATGGGATAAAACATTTTCTTCAATTACAACAGGACAAAATGGACCGTGGGGTGCAGGCACCGCATTTTTATTAACTAATATAGGTAGTGGTGCACCTAGAATTGAGCAGGCTGTAACTGTGGTTTTAGGATCAACCTATACTGTTATGGCAGATTTTAAGGCTGGTAATCAAGTGGAGGGTAGGTTGCGAGTTGATGGCGTAAATGGTGTAACAATTGATTTATCAACTGGATCTATTACCGTTGCTGGTAGCATTTTGACCCCAAGGGTTGTAGACATAGGTAACGGATGGCGGCGCGTATCATTTAGCTTTGTTGCCACATCAACAACTCATGTAATCTCATTGCGTGCAAATACAGTAACAGGCGGCACAGTTTTTGTTGATAATGCTGATGTACAGTTGGGCGCCTTCCCCACCAGCCCGATTGTGACAACTAGCGCCGCCGCCACCCGCGCCCTTGATACCACAACCGGCATGATGGATAGGTGGATAAATCCAAATGAGGGTACACTTTATGCCGAGTGGAAGCGTGGCCCAAAACCTGCCTCATCCGGCATTGTGGCGCGTTTTGACCGTGGGGATGGTGATGTAATCGCCATCAACCAAACATCAAACGGTGCCTCATTCACCAACCGGGTTAACTTTAGCACGGATGCCAGTGTTGCATTTACCACCACGCCTGTTGAGGGCGAGGTGGTTAAACTCATTGGCTCCTACAAGGTAAATGACTATGCTGCCGCAATGAGTGGCATTGGCACGGTTGGCACCGATACCTCCGCCTCAATCCCGCCGTTTATTTCTACTTTCCGCATTGGGAGCAGTGATGGCGATAGCCCGCTTAATGGCTGGGTACGCAAGATACGGTACGTGCCGAAACGTAAGGATAATGCATACCTCTCCGCACAAGTTGCTTAACCCAACAACCAGAAAGGGCAAATACCATGAAAGATTATTACTTGAGTGCACCAACGGAGGCCGAGCTTGCTGCGGCCCTTCCGGCCTGGATGAAATCAAAAGACCCTGAAACACTTGGGAACGTGCTGGCCGCCAGCCCGTTCCACTCTATGGATTGGGGGATACAGATTGTGGTAAAGCCTGCCGTGATTGAGGATGGTGAAGTGGTGGAGCAAGCGGTGATACACCCAGCCTTCCACGCAAACTTACGCCTTTTTGATGAGGGTTTGGAGGCATCAGTTGAGCAATCCTTGGCAAACCATATTGACACCCCGCCAGCAACCCCTCAACGTGTGTGGGCATGAGCTACATACCCGCCCTTGAGCTTTACGGAGCGTTTTTTAACCGCACCCGCGGCGGCTGGTTAAAAGACGGTTCCAATGGCGAAGGTACGGCGATCCTCAAGCATGGGAAGGCAATCAACGCCGTGGCGTTTGCTCTCATTGCCTGGATGTGTACGGATAGCTTTGTGATTGGATTTTTGAGCGGTGCCGGTATGTTCGCCGGGCAATCTCTTGGCTGGGGCCGGTACATTGGTGCCCTTGGCGGTTGGGAGGATGAGGAATTGCGGGAGGTTGGATTTATTGATGCCGTGATTGCCTGGTTGCGCCCTACCGGCACCCCCATGTTTGTGGCAAACCCCGGCGAACCTCAACGGTACCGCTACGCCGATATACGCCGCCTCATGGCATGGGGCTTTGCTGGGCTGACGCTCCGCGGGCTGGTGTGGGCCGTATGCCTTGCGCTTCCCATATCGGCTTACATGATTTATAACGGGCAAAACCCAACCGGCGCCGTTGCCGCCGTGCTGTTTGTTGGTGCGTGCATGGGGCTGGTTTACGGCTCTGCCATTCATACCTACAAATATCACCCCCTTGCACAAAACCCGCGTGGCCTTGGCTGGCAGGGCGGAGAGTTTTACTTTGGTGCTTTGATATACGGTGTTTATGGGCTAGTCTTTTTTTAGTGATATAGGAGGCCCCCCGCCTTGGTTTACGATGAGCTACCAGAACGCATAAAAGCCCTAATTGAAGGCGCCGCCACCTATGGCGGCGTTGGCGCTGTTTTTGGTATCATTCGCTTTATCATCCTGGGGCGGTATTCTAGCTGGAGCGAAGCTGGCGCAAGCTGGTTTGTGAGTGTTGCCGTTGCCGTGACGGTTGGCCTCTCCCTGCAATGGGCCGGGTTTAGCGCCGGTTTGGCATTTGGGGTGGCGGCCATATGCTCCCTCATCTCCGAAAACATCATTGTGGCCTTTCTGGTGTTTGGTTCCCGGCTGGAAAAAGACCCCATTGGCGTAATCAAGAAAATACGGGAGTAACCCCCATGCAATCCCCACTCTACGTTCCGGCCTCCGCCTCCCCCCGCCTTACCGCTGCCCAGGCGCTTGATGAGGCCATGCGCCGCACCAACGCCCATGAGGGCGGTTATGCCGATGTGGAAGGTGATGCAGGCGGTAAAACTGCCGTTGGCGGCCTTACGGAAGCTCTGGCGCGGGATTATGGTTACACCGGCAGTATGGCGGCAATGACGCTGGCGCAAAGCCTCAAAATCATTGTGGCGCATTGCTGGGATAATCCCGGCCTCGCCGCCCTCGCCGGTATTGCCCCTTACCTCGCCATTGCCCTGTATGATGTTAACGTAAACTTTGGGCCTGGCCGCGGGGCCAAGTGGGTGCAACTGGCCCTCAACGCCCTCAACGTCAACAACACCTATGGCCCTGATTTGGCGCCGGATGGCAATTTTGGCCCGGCCTCCAGGCTCCGCCTTACCCAAGTGCTTAAGCACCGCGGCGCGGAGGCGGAGGATTGGATGGTTGAGGCGGTAGTGGCTCACCGCATGGTGCATTACATCACCCGTTGCAATGAAAAGCCGGATCAACGGAAGTTTGCCGCGGGGTGGATGGATCGCATTGTGGATAGTGTTGGTGAGGTGTAGCCATGGCCTCCGTCAACGTCACCAGCGGAGATAAAGCCCACCGTTGGCATGAGTTTTTTGAGGATAATGAGGGCGGATTGAGCATGACGCGCTTGCTCTGTTTTCTCTCATTCTGGCCCTCCGCGTACGTGGTGGTAATCTCCACGCCGGTTGAGCGTTCAACAATTTTGGGGCTTTTCCTGGGGGCCTATGCCATAACATACGTTGGCGGCAAACTCATTGATGCCGGGCGCATGGTGAAAAGTGATAAACCAGAGGGAGGGGATACCAATGTTACAGTTGCCGTTAATGGTACTAAATAACTGGAAGGTGATAGCCGCCAGCGCCGCAACAGCGGTGATTGTTGGCATGGCCGGTATGGGGTTGCACGGATGCAGCGTTGACCGTCTGGAAACCAAGCATAAAGCTGCCATGGAAGCTGCCGCGGCTCAATGCACCGCCGATAAAGACGGCCTCAAGGCCACCTGTTTGCAAGATAAACAACTCACCACGGAGGCATCAAATGCGTATCAAACCAACATTGCTGATCTTAACCGCCAGCTTGCTAACCTTAAGCGCGTGCGCCAGCAAACCACCGGTGCCAACGCCTGTGTGCCAATTGCCGGGCCTGCCGGGGGATTTGATGGCGGTGCCAGCGGAGCCAAGTATGCTCAACCGCATGGAGTGGATGCTAACGCCCTCTACGACTATGCCGCGGAGTGTGAGCAATACCGGCTCCAATTAAAGGGCCTGCAAACCTTCAACCGGGATACCTGGAAGGCCAAGGGGCAGTAAAATGCCCAGTTGACGTTGTGCCAACGCGTGGTGCACAATCTTTTTAATTACAGAAAAATCCCCCAACTCTTTTCCCGCGAGGCGTGCAATGCAACAGCGCAAGAGCTTCACCGAAACTGTACGGGAAGGGCACCAATACAACCTCCCACTCCCCCTGCCACCGGCACCCAAGATCAAGGCCGATATGTGCCGCTATTGCCATAGCGTGCATATGAATGTTGCCGACTTCCTCAAGTGCCGAGAGGCCAACACCTGAAAGGAGGTGATCCTATCATCTCGCCTTACGGGGGCTGGCGTTAACCGCTCCCGACCATTCCCGCCCCGTGCATCCTCCCTCACGCCGGCGGCAAACTGGCCCCCCTTGACCGGGGGGCCTTTTTTGTGGAGAGTGTGCTGGTGCGGTGGAGCAACCCGGTAGATCGCTTGGCTCATAACCAAGAGGCTGCATGTTCAAATCATACCTGCACAACCAGTTTTCCTAACCCCTTGACGTGGCGGGTTAGTGGCTCCACAATCCCACGGAACCAACCACCAACCAATCCAAAGGAGTATCCCCCGATGAAATCCATCAAACTGTTTGCAGGCGCCGTTTTTGCCGTGCTTTTCGCCGCCGTTATCACGCTGGCCCCCACGCCGGAGGCCAATGCCCAAGCAACCGGCAACGGTATTTGGCATAGCAAGCCGAACCTTGGCACCAAGATCGCCACCCAATATGCCAACGGCATCACTTCCGGCACCAGCGTTGCCAATGATCTCCCCGCGGTTAGTGTGGATGCTTCCAAAAAGGTAGATGTGGGCCTTGTGGGTACCGCCGCCACCATCTCCGTAAGCATCAACCTGTATAACGGCACCGACCTGGTAGCCACGCAAGTTGTGAATGTAACCACGTCCCCGGCTGTTACCAGCTTTGCCGCACCGAATACGTTTGATGGCATTACGGTAAGCCCCACGGCTGGCCTCACCGGCACAAATAGCCTCAAAGCGTTTGTGATGCAGCCGAAATAAACGGAACCTTTACACTTAAGGCTCAAATCCAAATACCCCCGCCAGCACGGTGGGGGTATTTTGTGCCGGTGGGTACATCCCACCACGTCAACATCAATAGGAGAAAAACACCATGGACGATCAAGCCCAAACCGGCCAAGCCCAAGAGCAAACCGAAACTTCTACCGAAACTGAAAAAGCCCCTGAAAACGCCAATGATGGTGATGCTTGCGAAGGCCAAACCGGCGAAGCTGCCTCCGATGCCGAAGGTACAAAGGAAGATGACGGTGCCGCGGAATAATCCCGGCACATGAAAAAAGGCCCCGCGTGTGGCCTTTTTTGTGGTGTGCCTACAACACACGCATAAATTGTTTTAACGCTATCTTTACACATGCCCATCCGCTACGCATATTGATGGTGTGTTGCACGCCCCAGGCTTCACGGTTGATCCCCATCCGCTCCCCCCGAAAACCCCGCCTCCACCCAGGCGGGTTTTTTGGTATGGCGCAAAAAAAGGGCCGCCGCCCGCCTCTCTTTTTTCGCCTTGATATCGGTACATACAAAACAATAGGAGAGAGGGCGAGCGGCGACTTGGGAAAACCCTAAGTGATAGCGCGTTATATGGCAAGTAAAATGTTAGCTGTCACGCTTAAGCTCATATTTGCACCCTTCAATGGAGTACCACTTCCAGGAACCGCGGCGGGCTTCCTCTTTTAATTGCTCTGCCGCCTGGATGCACGCACCCTCCGCAGTGGGGGCATACGCCCACATCATCATCTCCCTCTCATGGCCCTCATGGTTGCGGATACGGGCGAATACGCGCCAGCGGGCGTAATCGGATTGGATTTGGCGGCCTTCAACAATGCGGCTCTCTGTGGTGGGTGCGGGGGCGCTCATGGCGGGGGTTTTCCTTTGTTTGACCCCACCACCATACAACTATGCAACGGGGGTGTGCAATAGTTACGCAGGCGGCGTTTATTTTACATTTACACGGTGAATAATTAGCGGTAGGTTGCGTGCAAGGGTACATATAAACAGAATAGGAGAGCCAACATGCCCAACCCCACCTTTATACCCACGCCGGATAAGCTGGCGCTATGGGAATGGAAAAAAGTGCAGCCCAACATGGGTAGCCCCGTTTGGTTTTTAACCATTGGCACAATCCGCTTTGCCAGCGTTAAGCAAGGCATTGGGTACCGTAATGCCGATGGCACCACCACGGCAGGCAAGTGGAGCTACATGGTTGGGCCGCTTATGGCGTACAACCAACCGGCCATGCCCCTGCAAATGGGCCGCGGCGAGGTGGAGAGTGAGTTTATGGCAATGCAGCGGTGTGAGGAATTGGTGCAGGCGTTGCTTGCCGCCGCTGGCCTCTCCCAAACAGCCCCAGCGGGAGTGAGCCGCCATGCCTAACCACATTGAGGATTGGAGAGCCGGTAAAAGCCGTGATTACACCATGGCCGAGCGGCAGGATATTTTGCAAACGGCCTTTGCCGAGGCCACCAATTTTGTATCATGCGGCAAGTATTGGGAGCCGGTACGCATTGCCCTCATGGATGAGGAAGGCCGTACGCCGCTATCCCAAACCAAGCCCGGTGAGGCGATATTTGCGCCGGGCATTGTGTACCGCTATGTAACGCCGGGGGTGCGCCATGGGAGTTAACCCACACGCAATCCGTGAGCCGGAAACCCTTGTTGAGCGGATAGCTTTTGCGCTGGCCGCCCAGGATATTACGGGTGGCGAAGGCTACCTTGCCGATGATGAGCTTGATGGCGCGGAGATTATTTGGCGCAAGTGCCAGGCATTGTGCCCCAACCTCCACCACCTCTCATCCGCAGCCCGCTTTTTTGGCATCCCGGAGGCTACATACCAACGCTATATCTACAAGTTTATTTGGTTGCTCAAGCATGAGCGTGGCCGCCGTGATCCAAAGGGTAAGGCAACCATGCACGCGGATTTGTTGCAGGCGTTTTGGCCGGATTACTTACCAGCCGCCAAGGCCGCATATTCCGTGATTTTAGAAAACCCCAAGGTGCTTAAGGCACTCAAGGCCGAAAATGGAGGGAAAGATGCCTAAACTCCCCCGTAAAACCATCACCGATAAGCTACGCCTCGCCCAAGCCGAATTGCGGAAGGCTGAAAAGACTTTGCCCGCCGTCAAGGTAGGCGGGGCCGAGTGGGAAGGTGCCAAACGGTACATCACCACCCTCAAAGCCCGAATTACCCGCCTTACCAACCAACTTAAAAAATAAAGAAAGCCCCCACCATGCACACCAACCCCACCGCAACTGAAACCTTTGGCACCTACCTCAAGCGCAAGCGGTTTTCTCTCGCCGCCACCCGCGGCCATAGGGTTACGCAATCCGAGATGGTAGAACACATTAAAACGCTGGCTGATAACCCCTTGTTGGCGATCTCCGCGGGCACCCTGTATTGCTGGGAAGCAGATAAGCGCAACCCACCCATGAAGGTGCAAAAAGCTATTAAATCCGTTTTGGGTGAGTAACCATGGCTAAAACATTTTACCAAAACCATTGTTGGGATGAGTATTTTAGGGATACGCCTGACCTGGATTTAGCCCAGCACGGGGCGTATCTCTGCCTCCGCGGCATTTATTGGCAAAATGGCGGCCCGTTGCCGGATGATTTGCCGCGCCTCCAACGGATTATGCGTGCCCAAAGCAAGGCAGATTTGAAAAACATTCAATTTATTTTGCAAAAGTTTTTCAAAAAAACGCCGGAAAACTCTTGGGCGCATGATGAGCTTGATGTGGCCCTTGAAAAGCTGAAAACGTACAGGGATAGCCAAGCCGAAAAATCAGCCAAAGGTGTTGCCAGCCGCCAGAAAGGCGAAAAATCAGAGGGGCCAAAAAAGCAACCCGCTGGTAAGGCAGCGGGTGAACCCGTAGAGCAACCCGCTGGTAAACCCACGGATGCACCCACGGGTAACGCTGGGGTTAACCCTTATGATAATGATAATGATAATGATAGAAAGGTGGATAAACCCCCCTTACCCCCCAGCGATGAGGGCGGTGAGATTTTTGACCTTGAGGCTTTGAGTGATGAAACCCAAGCGTTTGAGGCGTTTTGGAAGGCATACCCACCGCACCAGCGCCACAACAAGGGCAAATGCGCCGAGATTTGGAAGCGCAAAAAGCTGGATGCCAGGACAAATGAGGTGGTGTCCGGTGTGCTGGCGTGGAAGTTGAGCAAGCAATGGGCCAAGCAAGAGGGAGAGTTTGTGCCCTGGCCGCAAAAGTTCCTCAATTCCGAGCTTTGGGCCTCTGCCCCGAAACCGGCAGGGCCGGTGCCGGGCGGGAGCATGGCGGCGCTGGGGGCAAACATGATCATGGAAGGGCGGATGCAATGAGCGATTTAGCGATTATGGGGGCCTTGCCACGCGTGGATGATGCCAAGATTGCCAACGTGGCGTCCCACCTGTTTTACCCGCTTGAGCAACGGTTGGGTAACTTCACCGTTAATGAGGGGGCTAACAAGCGTGAGGTGATGAATTGGTGGGCGGATATGCTGGGGGCCTATACGCCGGATGCGCTGTTGTGGTTTGCCAACCATTGGCTCCGCACCGATGAGTTGGGCAAGTTCCCGCGCTCCCCTGGGCAGGTGGTGAAAATCCTCCGTGAGCATGGGCACCAGCCTGTGGTAAAGAGCCTGCCAGGCCCAGCGGATGCCCTTGCCGCGCCGCTCAAGGCGTTCCGTGAGTGGAAGGCCCGCAATGTTGACACCTACCCGGAGGGTAAGCCCTGGTGGTGCCGCCGCGCCCTTGAGTACGCCGTAAGCGGTGCCGTGAGGGATTGGGTGTTGGAAAACCTGCCAGCCTACAACGCCGCCGCCCGCCTGCCGTACCGTGAGGGCTTTAGCCTGGATGATGATGTGGCATACGCCCTGGCATGGCAGGCCGGTGTAATTCAAGCCGTGGATGCCGCCGCCGTGCGCGTGGTCTATACCAACGCCATGGATCAGGTTAACGCCGCCATCGCCAGCCCAAACGATATTACCCGGCAGGTGGGGAAACTCATGCAAACAACCTGGGCCACGGAGGAACGCCAGCACGGGGAGTGGCTTCAAAAGCACGGAGGGGTACCCAGCGAATAAAAAACGCTCATGGGGTGTTGACTGCGATTTATAAACGCATTATAAACAAGCCAGGGTACATACAAACAAACAAATAGGAGCCTACAAAATGCAATCCATTCCCATCGCTCAAGCCGCTACTGATTTGGTAATGGTAGCCGCTTACCTCACCCCAGCCGCCGCGCTGTTGATTGGCGTAACCGCAATCGCCGAAAACACCCGCATGGGCCGCCGCTTCACCGCATGGGCCGTTGCCAGCATCACCAAGATTGGTGCTTAACATGCTCAAGCACCTTGCCACCTCTGCCGCCCTCACCTCTCTGGCAGGGTGTGCCACCATGGGGCCGGAATACGAAGCCGCTGCCACGGTAAATGCCTCCGTCAACGGACAGATCGCTTATGTGAGCGATGAGGCACAATACGGTGTGGCTGATCGCTGGGTGGTAAACCCCTCCAGCGGCAAGGGCGATTGTGAGGATTACGCCCTCACCAAAGTTGCGCGGCTGGGGGCAAAAGGCATCCACGCCACCGTACAAATGTGCCAAACCCGTAGCGGCCCCCACGCTGTTGCGGTGGTAGCGGTAAGCGATACGGATTACGTTCTTGATAACCGCCTCCAATGGCCCACCACCAAAGCTGATAGCGGGTGCCTTTACTGGTACCCGGTATGGGCATCCTACCTTAAAACCGTACACAATGGAAAGTAACATAATGAACAACCTCTCTCGCTTCCTGCGCCGCATCCAATGGGTGTGGGTAGCTATGATTTATTACGTACTTGCCGTGGTTGCTGCGCTTATTTTGGCGGGGTACACCCTCTGGCTCAACCACCCGTGGTGGATGGTGGCTCTGGTACTGGCGGCGGTGCTGATTATAGCCCTTGATATTTGGGTTGAAAGTACCGGCGAGTAATCACCCATGTCCGCCACTCTTTCCCATCTATCCGATCTCCGTACACCGGCATTGTACGCCATTACGATTGCCACCAAGGCCAACAACATCCTCAAAAACGGTGCGTTGGCTGGTGAAAAGGTAGAGAAAGCGGCCAAACACGCCGCCGCCGCCAGCAAGGCGCTTGCCAAAATGGCCGCTTTGCTGGAACCCCGCACGGATGAGATGCCGCAAGATGGCACGCCGTTTTGGGTGACGGGGGAGGGGCCTGATGCCGATGTGAAACTTGTGAGGTTTTGCGTGGTGCCTGGGCGGGAGAGTTGGGGGCTTGCGATGCACACCGTACATGGTGATGTGTGGGTAAGCCATGATTATTACCGGTTCTGGTGGCCCCTTGATTTCTTCCCGGTTAACCGGGGGAAATAACGTGTAAGTATCTACACACTCATAACAACGCAAAGGAAAAAACAAACCATGAAACAATCCCCTCAAACAGCCTTGCAAGCCGATTACGTGGTGCTTAACCAAATCTGCACACATGCCAACCTGCTGCCGCAAAAACGGTGGGTGCCGGTGGATGATCGCCGTATGCTTATCCACCTCGCCCAAAACATGCCACACCTCATGGATGAAACGATTGCCGAGGCCCAGCGGATTGCCAACCGGCGCGGCTTCCTCCGTGGTAGCGCGTGTGGGATTGGAGTAGGGTTAACCGCAATTGGGGTAAACGCGCTTACCCAATACCTGCAATCCCCAACCTACTGGTGCGGTGTGATTGCCGGTGCGCTCTGCGCCGCGCTGGTGATTTACGCCAGCCGCCGCGGATAACCAAAACAACGGAAAGTTAAAGACATGCCAAAAGCACAAGGCCCGGCACCTCGCCAGCAAGCAACCCCTCCCGCCTCTGGCGGTACCCCGCCGCACCCGGCGCCGCAAGGCCCAATCCCCGGCGATGAGGTGAGTGGCGCCATTGCCTTCACCGCCGCTGCAATCAAACATTTTGATGATCGCAGCGACCTTAGCACCATCAACGGTATGGAGTTCCTGCAAATGGCAGAGGAAGCCGGTTTGATGGCGCGGGTTAAGTACGAACCCAAAAAGCACGCCTACCTCAAGCAATACGCTGATAGCCGCAACGTGAAGCCGGGCGATGAGATCCTTGCCTTGAGCGATGCCGGGCAGGCCGTGCTTGATGAGGCTGAAAAGAGCCGCGCCGATGCTGAAAAAGCCGCCGCCGCCGAAGCCGCCAAGAAGGGTAAAGCCGATGCCAACGCCAGCTAAAAAGGGCGTTGCAGCGAAAGGGGCGGTTAGCGCCGCCCACGCCGTTGCCGTCAACCCATTCCTGGGCCGCGCCTTTGCGTACGGCTGGGAGATGGCAACCGGGCAGGTGGTGAGCCGCGGGGATAGCATGTGCCGTGACCGGCACCCATACCACGTACGGGCTGATTACCTGGCCGCCAATCCGGGCAAGAGTTGCGTTTTGCTTTGGATCAATGAGATACCCGTGGCGGATTATGATGCGCTCTTGAGCGTGTTGGAAGCCGAGGCCGGAGGCAACGCCAATGGTTATGACTGACGCCAAGCCGCACGCGGTACCCGGCAGCATCCACCCGGATGCCGCAGGCAACCGTGAGGCGTATATGTGGCTCAAGTGTATGCGGTGCGCCTGCATCCACCACCTGCCGTATCCCTTCCCTTGTGAGGCGGAGTTTATGGGCAAAGCCATGGGCCGCGCCTGGTGCCCGGAATGTGATGCCGGTGCAAAGGATTTGACGTTTGCCAAAAATGATGAGGTGACGCTTGCGCTGGGAGTGCAGGTGACGCCAAAACAGGCAGGCAGCAACATTGCGGCCTGGATGGTGAATGGCGAAACCGGCGCATCCTCAAAGTGCATGGCCGGTGTGGCTATGGGCGGTACGGGCATGGATAAGTACGGGTTTATCAACTACCCGCATGATCCCGATGATTTGAACCGCTGCATTAAGCTGGTAAAGGCAGCACCGGAGGTACGTGATGCCTTCCCGAAAATCGCCGCGCTCAACGCCAAATGGGCCGTAATCATTGAGCACTGGGATGAGTTGGTGGCGATGTTCCATGATGAAGCCGGTGAGGATTGGGCCAAACGGGTGTCCGCCAAAAAGACTTACGCCCGCATGGCAGAGCTTTTAGGGAGATAGGATGATGGTTTGGGAATGGCCGCAAACATACACGCCTAAAAAGCCGCCGCAATTGACGTGGGGGGTAAAGGATGTTCATGTGCGGGAGGCGGAGCAACATGAGTGGGTGGTATGCACCGTTTGCGATACCGTGAGCTTTTATGATGTGCCGCCTGGTAAGGATTGGCGTTGGATAGGCGAAAACGTCAAGTGCCCCCGGTGCAAGGCGTTTGCCTCAAAGCTCACTCATTGCCCGCCAGAGGTGTTTGAGGCCGCGGTAGCGGATAGGGAAGCCAATCCGCCGCCATCCCCCAGCCGCCCAGGCACCGCCGCCAAGCCTTCCCGCTTGCTCCCCGCCCGTGCTGATAAGCATACCCCCATAACAGCCCCCCAGCCCGCGCCGGTTGCCCACCAGGTACCGGCAGGCCGAGTGGTTGACCCCGCCAAACCGTTTGAGGGCCGGTTTTACTTTTATTGCTACGCCCACCGTGACGAAAAGGGGCTTATCCGCATCCAGGGCAACGCGGTGTGCTGCAACCAGCACCCCTGCCAGGTGGCGGCGGATGATCCCCGCGTGGTGATAACCAGTTTACAAGAGATTACCGAGGCGGAGCATGATGTGCTTGCCCTGGCAATACCCCAACGATAACCAAAAAGGAAACCATACATGGAACGCTCACAAATCATGGAATACTTTGAATACGCCCACCTGCCGGAAAAATTGCAGGCCGCCAGCAAACCGTTTTGTGACCTGGCCGCGCACCTTGACGCCACATTGCCGGATGGGGCCGAAAAGGCAACCGCCCTCCGTAAGTTGCTTGAGGCAAAGGATGCCGGTGTACGTGCCGCCATGCAAAAGCCAGCCGAGCCTGCAAAACTTTGGTGTGTGCATGTTTACGGGCCGGATGATTTAGTGGCAACGGGTAGCCAATTCAAGGCCCTTGAGCTTGCCAACCGCATCAACACCTCCCTTGCGGCCATGGAACGCACCGAAAATGACGCCTACATGGTGGCAACGGTTGAGGAATGGCCTTACAGCGCCGATGCCCACGCCGCCGATCTCATGGAAAACAAGGGCGATTACCAAGGCTAAACCCACCGGGGGCCGGGTATAGGCCCCCACCCAATTCAACAAGAGGAAACCCCACCATGCCCAACCTGCAATTTATGGAGCAATTTGCCCCCGCCGTATTCCTGGGCCTCAACCCGCATGAGGTACACGTACATGGTGCCCCCCTTGATACCCCGGCATATGCCAGCGTGGATGCACAAATGGATATTAAGGCCCAAGGGTACCGGCCCAAGCGGCAAACCATCCGGCGCATTGGTGGTACCGAATACACCGCGGGGGATACCCTGTACCTGTTTATCAACCTCCGCCGTGATGGAACCCGGAAGCTGGGGGAGGTGCGGTGCAATTACGTGCGCCCCGTGGCCATGTACCCTGATATGGTGATTGTGGTGGGAGAGGGGCCGGTGGCGGATGTGGAAGCGTTTGCCATGGCGGATGGGTTTGCATCATACGCGGAGATGGTGGCGTGGTTTAGGAAAAAGTACCGGCTCCCTGGTACCGATGGCCGCCCATTCACCGGCCAACTGATTAAGTGGTAACGCGCCATGGCATCCCTCAATCCTCACCATGATAACGCCGTACGCACCCACGCCAATGCCACCTACGCAAAGCCGGAGGATACAGAGCCTTTAGCGGTGAAGGCAGAGCGGTACATAAAAGAAAACCGCAAGATATACCAAATGTTTTGCCACTTCACCTGGGAGGCGGTGATGGCCGGTAAAAATCGCATTGGTGCCCGGATGGTGTGGGAGCGGATGCGCTGGGAGAGTGAGGTGCGGGGCAATGATGATTACAAGCTCAACAACAATTACGTGCCGTTTTTCGCCCGCCGCTTCCAAACGGATTACCCGGATGCCGGTACCATATTCAACACCCGCGGTGGCAAGCATGTATCACCCCTGGATGCGGGCGATATTGAAACCCGTTGACAGCGATTTAGAAACGCACTATAAGTGGTGTGGGTACATACAACAAATAGGAGATACCGCCATGAAACGTGATTTTGCCGCCGAAGCCGCCGCAAACCTTTCCACCCACCAATATACCTGCCTCACCAGCACGCCGGAGCTTGAGGTATGGAAGTGCCGCCGTGCTGATAGTGAGGTGCATAGTGCCTTCACGCTGACAATTACCGCAATGGGTATGATATTTATGGGTGATTATGATGCGGTTGTATTCAGCGTGGGCCAGCGGTACGGCCTGCCCTTCCTGGCCCGCCAGGTGGATAGCTATTACACGGAAAAGCTGGAAAGTACCAGCCGTAGTGAGGTTGAATATGATGAGGCCAAGGCCCTTGAGTTTGTGCGTGAGGCTATCTTTTACGCCTTGGAAAATGAGGGTATTGCCCTGCCGGATGAAGAAAAGGGGAGTGAGGTGGCATTTGCCCGCCGTTTGGTGCATGAACGCCGCCAAGCCTTGAGCGGCCCCATTGGCAAGGTTGATAGCGTTGGCATGGATGCTGCCGGTGGCATATCCGTAACTCTTGCCATGGATGAGCCAAAACCGCTGCCGGATGGCATCATTGATGCCGATTTGGAGAATGAATTGGATGAGCTTGTGGAGCTTGCCGATGATGTAGAGCATGGCCGGATTGAGCGGGCGGAGCAATTTTATGAGGCGTTGAGCGGGTTGCAGTATACCCATATTGACGATTACCCCACCGTTACCAGCTTCACGGAAAACCTGATGTACCGGCTTCACATGATCTCCCACGCCGCCAATGCAATCCTCAAAATCAAGGCGGATGAGGATAAGGCCAATGCTGAAACCCTTAACACCACCAGCCCGGTTGGTGCCGTGCTAGACTTTTACAACGCGGATAGCCGTTGCCCGGCTGGATGGTTGATTTGCAATGGTGCAATCCAACAGGTGGCTGAGTACCCGGAGCTTGCCGCCCTGGTGGGTAAATCCTATGGTGGGGATGGCGTCACCACCTTTGCGGTACCTGATAACCGCATTTTAGGCAAACCCACCATTATCCGCGCCAAATAACAGAGAGAGGATACATACCATGAGCAACGGCCCATCAATGCACGGCCTTAAGACCCCAGCCGCCCCCGCGGTAGCTTTACAACAGCCGGAGGCACCAACCCCCGCACCGGCACCGCAACCCACGCCAGAGGCGCCGCCAACGCCACCGGTGGATAGCCACCGCTTTAGCTTGTGGGAAGCCTGGCAGGAAGTGACCGCCCGGCACGCCATGCAATCTTTTCTTGCCAACGTGATCATTGCCATCCTGGCGCTCACGACATACAGCCAACACCCATCATTTTATGTGGCGGCTCTGGCGGGGGTATTCTTTTTTGGGTACCGCTGGTATGCCACCGGCAATCACGGCAGCACCAAGGCCAAGATTGAGCGGCGTGCCCGCGTGGCGGTGTACCTGTTTACCACCGCCGCCATGCTGGCGCCGCTGGCAATCATTCTCTATTACTTCCGGGGAGGGATGTAGCCATGAGCAAGTGCAAACACGGCATGGCCGCTGGGGAGTGCCCTTGCGTGCCTGGTGGGTGCCAAGGCAGCAACGTGCGCTTGCTGGATGAGGCCGAAACCGCCGAGGTTAGGGAGCGCATGGGTTTTGGTGCCAAGCGTGAGATTTACACCGATGAGCAAGCCGCCGAGCGCCGCACGTTTCTCACCCGTAAGGGGTTGGAGTATGGTTCCGGTATTGAGGAAGGTGATACCCTGGATGCCATGGAGCAAAAGGTTATGGCCGCCATTAACCGCAAGCCGGAGATACATTGATGGGTAAGCCGCGGGAGGTTGTGGTTGGCGATTGGGTAGAATGGGCCAGCGAGGTAACGGATAAGAAGCTCACCGGCCAGGTTGTTGCAATGCTCCGTGATGGTGAATGCACAACGGATGAGTGGGTGGGCAAGGTTATCTTTTTGGATGGCACCACCTACCGGGTGCTTGTGTGCCCGCCAGGTGAACGCCGTAAGGAATACAGTATGCGGGGTGATCAGCTTACCCGCATCAAGGCCCCCAAGTTCCCCTCATGGTACAAGTACCACCTGCCAATCCCCACCCGTGAGCCGGATGGTGAGTGGAGTTGCCAGCAACGGTGGATCAACCACGCCACCCGTGACATAGGGGGCCAAAATGCCCTTTGCGTGGATGCGGCCAACCGGGTGTGCTGCAATGGCGGCGACTTCCAGCGGGCGGAGGATGAGGGAACGTACCCCATCCGCTATTATTATGGTGCCGGTGGTGAGAATAAGGCGGAGCAACGTAAGAGTGCCGCCGCCTCCCGCCGCACCGATAAGCTCAACCATCCGTGGAGGTACCGATAATGGTGGATCATTTGCAAAAGGCGATTGATGATATAGCCAAGAACAAGCCGCTTGAGCCTATAAATGTAAGGGTTATTCATGTACACATCCACCGGCCAGCTTGTAAGTACCAACCCCGCGTGCGCCGCCATGGTTGCCGCGCTGGTTACCCAGCCGGTGCCGGTACCCTATACGCCCAAGGCCGGTACCATCATCCCCCAGCCTTCACCCGGTTGCACATTCTGCCGCCGCGTACGCAATGCCTGGCAAGCGTTAACCCGTTAAATCGAACCAAAACCAAAAAATAAAGGAAAGCCCAACATGGCTAAACAAACCATCACCATCAACGCAAGAGCAATTGCCAGCACCATCGGTGCCGTTGGTAATGCTTTAGGATTTATTAAGAGAGATGATTTGGAGCATATGTACTTCTGCTACCGGGAAGGCGATGAAAGAGCCTTGGTGGTAGCTACCGATAGGTGTCGGCTCTACATGGCGAGTACAGATCATAAGAAAATCAAGAAGGCCGATGAGGATATGATTATACCTGGAAACCTTGCTAAGTGGATTGTAAAACAAACCGATGGTAAGGCTGCGGTGGTGGATTGTAAGATTACATGGGAAGGTAAACCAGGCAATGGCCGTGTGAGTTGTGATATTTTGGGTACCAAATATGATACCGATTGGCCGGATCTAAAGTGCCCGGATTGGCGTAAGATACTTGCCAAGCATAAGGGCTTCAAAAAATGCTACTGCATAGGCTTTAACCCGCATTATATGGCAGATTTGTGCAAATCGGCTTCCCTTTATTACCCTTCACTCCGTCACCTTAAGCTGCAATTTGTTGGGCAATATGGCCCCACTTACTGTACGTTAGAAACGCCAGATGGCGGAATGTGGCAAGGGCTTTTGATGCCAATGCGCCTGGATAATAAGGATGTGGATGAATAGTATGGGAGTTCCTTTTTTAACAAGGGAAAGGTGCCAAAAGCACCGATGGTTGGGGCGCATTGTTATTGTGGTTGGCCTCATTACGCTCATTATCATCACGCCGGTTGCTTTATGCCAACAGGCTTGGCCCTGGCTTAAGCGCCTGCCCCGCGATGCCTGGGATGAGGTGTTATACCCTCTGTATGAGCAATTGAGGGATGCGGTGATACAATTTGGAAAGGCTTGGAAGTAATGGAATACACACCCTACACGGCGCCTTTTACAATACACCCGGTTACGGGCATGATTGTGGATGCCAACAACAAGAGCGTGATGCTCACCCTTACCAGCCCTTACGGCAAGGCCGAGGCCGTAGCTTTTACGGAGCAGTTGGTGGCATTACTCAACGGTAGTGTAAAAGATGCCTAAAAGCCCGCCAAACTATACGCCGGAGCAATTGCAGGCGATGCAGGCCAAAAGCGGCCAAACCAACGCCGCATTTGCTGACGGCCTGGGTGTGACGGCACGCACCTGGGAGGTGTGGAAGTTTGGGCACCGCACCATCAAGAAAGTATACCACCGCGCCATTGCCGATTATGAGCGTGAGATCACCAAGGGAGAGAAAAATGGAAAACGCACAAAAGCCCAATAACGGCACGGTACACATCAAAGGCAAGGGCCATGATTTTAGAGGCGCTTGCGGCGCCCAAGGCTGGCATGTGACGGAAAAGCCTGGTGAGGTAACTTGCCAGCAATGCCTTGCAAAAATGAATGATAAGAGCGCCGTAGCGCCACTTAACACGCCCAAGGTGGGCAAACTCACAACCCGGTAATTATTTGGCGCTGGCGATGGCGCGGGCCAGCGCGGCGCCAAAGTAAGTGCCCCACTTGCCCTCAACGGTGCGCTCCACCGTATCCCGGAAGCGCCATTGCGCCGGTACGTGTACCTTTAATTTGAGGATATAAAGCACCTGCAACGGCTCTGCCTCTTTACCCACCCGGCGCATCACGGCAGAGCGGCCAGCATTTGGCCCCTTGCTGATCTTTTGAATGAAGTATTTACGCTTACCGCTCTTAGCGAGTAGGCGGCTAGGCCATGTGCCGGGGGTGCTGACTGTATCCCGCTCACTCGCCTTGGTGGTGGGCATGGCAAGCTGCCTGCCATTGCGCCCTACCTTATCCCCACCCAATTCCTGCCGGGCCATAAACTCATCCTTTGTGCCCACTTGGCTCTGTTGCATGGGCCAATCACGCTTGCTGGCGCTCACCGATTGGATACCACGTGCCACCCACCCGCGGCGGATATTAAAGAATTGGTGTAGGCTACCACGCGCATCATTGCGGGCATCAACGGCCATGCGCGTAAGGGCAAGGGCGGAGGCAAATGGGATTTGCTCACGGGCAACCCTATCCAGGCTGGCCGCAACATCAATAGAATTACTTTTGAGAGTGATGAGCATGGGGCCAGCATGGCACGGCTGGGCCTTGCCATCAAGCCCTGCCGCGTGGCCTGGTAGGCAGGCGCGTAGGCTGGGGCACCACCCCCCCCCCCACCGGCTTAGGTTCTTCCTGCATACACACGTACGCG